GCCGACGAGGTGCTGACCGCTACGATAGAGGGGCTCCCCGAGCTCCTAGCATCGTTCGACGAGTTCGACGCCGAGGTGCAGGAGGCCATCGCCAAGGAGGTGGCCACCGCCGCGGTGAACATCGAGGGCGGGGCGAAGGTCCGCGCCCCGGTGCTGAAGGTCCCCCGCATGGTGAACGGTGCGCTATACTCCGGGGGACGGCTCCGGCAGAGCATCCGCAAGTATTTTGACACCGACGGGCCGGGGACCGCCGAGGTGCGGGTCGAGGTCGACTACGCCGCCCCGGTCGAGCTCGGGCACAGGACCAGCGCAGGCACCTTCGTTCCCGGCCAGCCCTACCTCTATCCCGCCCTGGAGGAGGAATCGCCGAAGTTCTGGGACCGCCTGAGCAAGACGCTCGGAGAGCTCGTCGGGAGGTCCCGATGATCGACGCCAAGCGCCCGCTCAAGAAGGCCATCTATGCCAGGCTCCAAGGCTCGCTCAGGGCCATCGACGGGCAGACCATCGTGCTGGTGGGCAACAGCGTGCCCCAGGGCTCGATGATGCCGTACGTGCAGCTGGGGGAGAGTTACGCCAATCCCCTGACCCTGCATGCCGAAAAGCAGGGCCAGGAGGTCACGGTCACGCTGCACGTGTGGTCCGCGTATGACGGCGACGAGGAGGCGGACCACATCATCGACCAGATCGAGCGTGCGCTGAGCTCGCCGCGGCTCGCGGTGACGGGGTTCTCCCTCCCCCTGTCCGAACTGGACTATTCTGACGTCATGATCGACCCGACCGGGACCTGCCGCCACGGCACGGTCCGGTGGCGGGCGCAGTTGTACGAGGTGTAAGGAATGGCAACAGGCGACAAGATAGACAGCATCACCGTCGTGGTGAGTGTCAACACCGGGACCGATTCGACCCCGGTATGGACCGCCGTCGGCGGGCAGAAGAGCGCGAAGCTGAGCCGGAAGATGAAGACCGAGGACGCCACCACCAAGGACGACGCCACCGCCGGGTACACCAAGTCGATGCCCGGATGGAAGGAGTGGAGCGTCAGCTGCGACGGCCTCAAGGTAGAGAGCGACACCGCGTTCACCGCGCTGGAGACCGCCTTCAGCGCCAAGGCCGCGATCAAGCTGCAGTGGACCAAGGGCACCGCCGGCGTGTACACCGGGAGCGCGTACATCACCAGCCTCGATGAGAACTCCAAGGAGAAGGGTCCCGTGGAGGTCAGCGTCGAGTTCACCGGCACCGGGGCCATCACCGCGGTGACCTGATGGCGGACAAGATCGCGCTCAGAGTCAACGGCGTCCTCTACCCCATCAAGCTCAACAACAACGCGCTCGCCGACTTCGAGCTGGAGATGGGGCGGGCGCTCGAGGGTCGGGTCGCCGGCAACGCCGCCACCCGCGCCCTGCTGTGGGCCGGCAGCCGCGCCGCCATGGACGAGCAGCGCCTCGATACCGCGCCGTCCATCCGCGCCGTCGGCGCGGCCATCACCGAAATAGGGATGAAGGAGGCCACCAAGATCGTGGAGGCCGCCATGATGCGCGACTACCCCGACGAAGCGAGGGAGGTCGGCCTCACGGGGGAAGGAGACAGCTCACTGTAGGCGAGGCCAGGGACCGGGTGGTCATCGACCTGGGCCTGACCTATGAGCAGTACGGTGAGCTGACCCCGAGGGAAGTGTCGCTGCTCTACGAGCGCAGGGAGAAGCTAAGGGAGGAGAGGCTCGATGAGATCGTGCTGCAGGCGTGGTGGAACGGGCTGTTCTGCCGGTGGGCGGCCAACAATCCCGACGACTACCCGATGGACGTGCGCGACTTCCTGCCGAGCCTCGCCGAGGAGCGGGCCGAGGCCAAGAAGCGCGAACGCGAGAGCTGGACGTTCGATGACTGCAAGCGTGCCGTGGGGCTGATGTAATGGGACTGCTGGGCGAGCTGCTGGTGAAGCTGGGCGTGGACAAGGCCGCGCTCAGCGCGGGGCTGGACGAGGCGAAGGCGGAGGTCAGCGGAGCGACCGACATCATCGACAAGGGCCTCAAGGACACCGCCGACGGCGCGGAGAGCTCCTCGAAGCGGACCGCCAAGGCGTCCAAGGATACCAGCGCCTCGTGGCTCGACTGCGCAAACAGCGCCGCGACGCTCGGTCTCAGCGCCTATGCTCTCTATGACTCGTACGACGGGGTGCAGTCGGCGCAGATCGCCGCCGACCGCGCGGCGATCAACCTCGCCCGCGCCCAGCAGCTCGCCAAGGATAAGCAGGACGCCTA